GTGTGTAACTAACTTTTTTTGCGTTTACGGAAATTTTAGGGGAAACACATGAGCCAGAAAAAGCGCAGCGACAAAAATAGCGTCACAGCGGCGGTGCAGGGCTTCACGGGGGCCATTGACAGCGTTCCTATGCCGCAAGGCGTGGAGTTGCGCAGCGATGAGGAACGGGTTATTTGGGATCAGTTCACGCGCGCGCGCGCACGCGAGGATTGGCGCGATATGGACCTGCTGCTGCTGGCCAAGGTCGTGCGGATGGAGGCGGACATCCGAAAGCATCAAGAAACCTTGGACCGATCAGGCGTTCTGATTCAGAACAAGCGCGGCACGCTGGTTGCCAACCCGCTGTTGGCGGTTATTGATACGCTGGAACGGCGGCAGATGGCGGTGATCCGGTCGATGAGCCTGAACCAGATGGCCAGCGACCCACGCACGATAAACGGCGCGGCAAAGGCGGCGGGTCAAAGCGCCAACATTTACGAAGCAATGGCAGGCGACGGATTGATCGCGATGCCGACACGGAGGAACTAATGGAATTTTATGAACACAAGATTGTTAGGGTTGAGGACTTGGTGCCTTATGCGTTGAACAGCCGGACGCACAGCGATGAGCAGGTCGCGCAACTGGCGGCATCCATCCGCGAGTTTGGCTTTACCAATCCAATCCTAATTGATGAGGCGCACAACCTGATTGCGGGGCATGGCCGCGTGCTGGCTGCACGCAAGGCCAAGATGGAAAGCATCCCGGCGGTCGTTGTGACGGGGCTGGATGACAGGCGGCGACGGGCGCTGGTCATTGCCGACAACAAGCTGGCGCTCAATGCGGGCTGGGACGAAGAAGCCCTGCGCGTTGAATTGGAAGACTTGGCTGGAGACTTTGGCGAACTGATGGGGTTCTCTCAGGATGAGTTGGTGGCGCTGCTTGGGTCGGAGGAAACCGAAGGACTGACCGATGAGGACGCCGTGCCAGAGGTGCCGGATGTGCCTGTCACGGTTGAGGGAGATGTGTGGTTGCTGGGGCGGCATCGGCTGATGTGCGGTGATAGTACGAGCATCGATGCGGTGGAAAAGCTGATGGATGGGGTTGAGATTGACTTAGTACACACTGACCCGCCTTATGGTATTTCGGAGAGCGCAGGAAAGAGGGTCAGCCGAGAAACCAACTCCTTGGCAAAAAGCAATAGCCACCTACACGAATTTAATGACGAAACAACTGACGCAGCGCGTGACGCCTTTATCCTTTGCGAGGCGCTTAATATAAAGCGGCAGGTTTGGTGGGGCGCTAACCATTATGCACACGCTGTCCCCGAAACGGCGAACTGGTTTGTTTGGGACAAGCGAGTAGAAGAAAAACAGAAAGACGTTAACTCAGATTGTGAATTGGCTTGGGTTAAATCAAAGTGGGCAAGCGTCCGCATCTTTCGCCATCTCTGGAAGGGGTTGATAAAAGCATCTGAGCATGGACAGAAGCGTGTTCATCCAACGCAAAAGCCGGTTGCGCTTGTTGAGTGGGTTTTTGATTACTACAATAAAATTGACACCGTGCTTGATTTATTTGGAGGTTCTGGCTCTACGCTAATCGCGGCGGAGCGCCAAGGAAAGCAGGCGTTTCTGATGGAATTGACGCCACATTATTGCGACGTAATCATCAAGCGTTGGCAGGACTTCACAGGGCAAGAGGCGGTTCTTGAGGCGACGGGGGAGAAGTTTGCAGAACAGGCTTCACAATGACCCGCGGCAAAAAGGTCTGCGACTTCATCACGCGATATTGCGTTGTTCCGGAAGGCAAGCTGGTCGGCAAACCGATTGAGTTGATGCCGTTTCAGCGCAAGTTCATCACGGATATTTATGACAATCCGCATGGCACAAGCCGCGCTTACCTAGCGGTGGCACGAAAAAACGGGAAATCTGCTCTTATTGCTGCAATCCTTTTGGCACACCTTGTTGGGCCGGAGGCGCGGCAGAATAGCCAGATTGTTTCGGGCGCACGGTCGCGGGATCAGGCGGCGCTGGTGTTCAAGCTGGCGGAAAAGATGGTTCGGCTGTCGCCGGAGTTGTCTCAGGTGGTGCGGATTGTGCCGTCGCAGAAGTCGCTGGTCGGCTTGCCGATGAATGTTGAGTACAAGGCGATCAGCGCGGAGGCTGGAACGGCGCACGGCCTGTCACCGGTGTTGGCTATCCTTGATGAAGTCGGACAAGTGAAAGGCCAGCAGGACGCCTTCATCGAGGCGATTGAGACAGCGCAGGGTGCGCACGACGATCCGTTGTTGATTGCCATTTCAACGCAGGCGGCGACCGATGGTGATCTGTTTTCAATCTGGCTGGATGACGCCAAAAACGCCAAGGACCGCCGGATCGTCAGTCACGTTTATGAAGCGCCAAAAGATTGCGACGTGATGGACAAAGCGGGATGGAAGGCGGCCAATCCGGCGTTGGGCAAGTTCCGCAGCCTGACGGACGTGCAGGACTTCGCAAAGCAGGCGGCGCGATTGCCTGCAAAGGAGGCCAGTTTTCGGTGGCTATATCTGAACCAGCGTGTTGAAGGCACAAGCCCGTTCCTGAACCGCACCGAATGGGCGGCGAACAAGGCTGATCCGGATATTTCAGAAGGTGATAAGTGTTTCATAGGCTTGGACCTTTCAGCCAGCCGCGACTTGACTGCGCTTGTTGCGGTATTTCCAAAAGGAGGAATATATCACGTTGCGTCGCATTTCTTTTTGCCAGCTTCTGGGATTCGTGAAAAATCTATTAGTGAAAAAATACCGTATGATCTTTGGGCAAAACAGGGTTTTTTGAATTTGATTGATGGTCCTGTTATCAATCCTGCTGAGGTCGCTGCATATCTTGCGTACATATCAAGTCAGTTTGATGTTCAAATGGTCGCCTATGACCGATGGCGCATCAATGACTTTCAGCGCGAGTTGGACAACATCGGTGCGCAGGTTCCGATGACACCGTTCGGGCAAGGTTTTAAAGACATGGCACCGGCGGTGGACAAGCTGGAGCGGCTGGTTGCGGAGCATAAGCTGCAACACGGCGACAACCCGATAATGAACATGTGCGCCGCCAATGCGGTGGCAACGCGCGATCCGGCGGGCAATCGCAAGCTGGACAAGACGAAAGCCAGCGGCAAAATTGACGGGCTGGTCGCCTTGGCAATGGCGCTGGGCGCGGAAGGCTCGGACGGCGGCGAGGTTGCTTTCAGCCCTTGGGATGATCCAGAGTTTAGTTTTTGAAAATTAAACCAAGAATGTGTGTTTCTTGTGTTGCGCTATAGGGCCAGATGTCCTATTCTGTGTGCATAGGGCAATGAAGCCCGCCAATCAGGAGAACGACCAATGACCAACGTAACTGCCCTCACCCCAGCATTCAGACGCACAGCCACCGTAGAATTTGCCATCAGAGGAACAGATCAAACCGTGACCGTGAGCAACATCCCATACATTTGGCAACCAGCCGTGACTGGCTGCATGGAGCAGGAAGGCGTATTTGCCGCGATGGACTATCTTCGCCCGATGATGAAGAATGTCGGCCTCGACACGATCAGCGTCACAACATCACCCGCATAACCCAACGGGGGCTTCGGCCCCCTTTGAATTTACGGAGGAAAGAATGATCGTAAAAAGAATCACAAGGCTGCAATACCTGCCGTTTCTTATAGATGTGCATTACGCTGGCCGGTCGCCGTCAGTATCTTTCGCATTCGGGCTGTTTGTTGAGGATCGTCTTGAGGGTGTCGTCACATATGGCACCCCGTCCAGCGCACCGTTACGACGTGGCGTTGCTGGGGACCAATACACGGCAAACGTGTTTGAGCTTAACCGCCTGTGCTTATTATCAAACCAACGCAACCACGCATCTTTTCTTGTATCCAAGTCGCTGCGTATGATCGGCGGTGACAGAATTATCGTGAGCTTTGCAGATACCAGTCAGGGCCACGTTGGTTATGTCTATCAAGCCTGCAACTTTCTATACACCGGCCTATCCGCAAAGCGGACGGATTGGAAAGTCAAAGGCATGGAGCATTTGCATGGGCAAACCATTGCCGATGAGTTCCGTGGGACACCAAACCGAGCGGCAGCCATGCGGGAGAAATATGGTGATGACTTTTATTTAGCGCCAAGGCCGCGCAAGCACAGATATGTCTATATCGTCGGCAGCAAGGGCTTCAAGAAGTCAGCCAAAAGCAGCCTAAAATATCCGCTGCAACCATATCCAAAGAAGGGGACAACCAATGACACCTGAGCAGTTCAAAGAGGCCAGACGTGCGCTGGCATACAGTCAGCAGGCGCTGGCCGACGAGTGGAGCATGGGGGCCAATGGCGGGCGCACGATCCGGCGCTGGGAGTCAGGCGAAAGGCCTGTTAACCCAGTGGCCGCGTATTGCCTGAGCCTGATGCTCAATGCACAGTCCTTTACCAATAAGGACTAACCTGCTATACATCCTCCAAATAACCACGCGGGTGACAGATGGGCTTGTTTAGTCGGCGGAAATCGCCAGAAGAGCGGAACTTGGAAAACCCATCTGCACCGGTATCGGCTGCGGACTTTTTGCAGGTTATGGGTTGGGGCGAATTGAGTTCGTCTGCGGGCGTGAACGTCACGACTGACACGGCCCTTGGCGTTCCAGCAATCTGGGCGTCGGTCAACTTTCTGAGCGGGACACTTGCTGGCCTGCCTCTGCATGTCTACCGCAAGACCTCGACCGGCGGGCGTGAAAAGGCGAACATCCCGCTTGAAGGCATCCTGCATGATACGGCCAACGATGGCATGTCGTCCTTTGAATGGCGCAAACATTCGTTCGACCAAGTATTCACCGGCGGGCGTGCTGTCACTTACATCGAAAAGAACCGCAACGGCGAAGTCATCAATCTCTGGCCACTGGACCCGCATTACGTTCGTGTTGAACACAGGATGCGGGGGAAAAAGCAGGTTCGTGTCTATTTGAGCGAAGCGCGGACGTATCAAGCCGATGAGGTTCTGGACATCCCGTTCATGCTGAAGTCAAACATGCTTGACGTGCGCGGCCCGATTGCGACCAACCGCGATGCGATTGGCATGGCGATTGCGGCGTCGCGTTACGGCTCAAAGGCATTCCAGAGCGGTGGCATCCCGCCTGTCGTGCTTCAAGGCCCATTCCAGAGCGGCGCAGCTGCGCAGCGGGCATCGGATGACGTGGCCAAGACAACGGCCAAGCTAGCCCGCGAGGGCCGGCCTGTCATGGCGCTACCGTCTGGCCATGAGATGAAGACAATCGGCTACAATCCAGAGCAAATGCAGCTTTTGGAGTTGCAGCGGTTCAGCATCGAGCAGATTGCGCGGATTTACAGCCTGCCTCCGGTGTTCTTGCAAGACCTGACGCACGGCACGTTCAGCAACACCGAGCAGCAGGATTTGCATTTCGTCAAGCACACGCTGAAACGGTGGATTGAGCAGGCCGAGCAGGAAATGAACCTGAAGCTGTTCCCGCGTGGTTCCGAATTTTACGTTGAGTTCAACGTGGACGGCCTGCTGCGCGGTGACTTCAAGACGCGGATGGAAGCGCACGCCACGACAATCCAGAACGGCATCCGCACGCCCAACGAGGTCCGCACGATTGAGAACCTGCCTGAGCGGCCAGAGGGTGACAGCCTGATGATACAGGGCGCAACGGTGCCGATTGGCACGCAGCCGGGACTTGCTGATGCCGTACCCGAATGAACACGCGGCGCGGCTGCGCGATCCGGACCAATATGATGAGTTCCGACGCGAAAATGACGCGGGCGGCGATGGCATCGATTTCATCTATGGCATCAAGGACGGCACAAGCGAATTGCAGGCAATCCGGTTTGATTCCGAGATTTTCAGCGTAGATGAGGCGCGGCAATGGCTTGATGACAATGATTTTGAGCCGATACTTTTCGAGCCTGCCGAAAATGTGGACACGGATGCGCGTGGCGTGCTATGTTCGCAACAATCTTTGGAGGTTCGCATGGCCGAACGTGAAATCAGGGCGCTATCGCAGCCCGTAGAAGTCAGAGCCGATGACAGCGGCGTGATCCGCGTCGCGGGTTACGCTGCTATCTTTGGCGAAGAAACCAATATCGCGGGCATGTTTACCGAGACGATTGAGCGCGGCGCATTCAAAAGCGCGATTGAGCGCGGCGATGACGTAGTTTTCCTTATTAACCACGAAGGCCTGCCGCTGGCTCGCACCCGTTCCGGCACGTTGAAGCTGTCAGAGGATGAGCGCGGGCTTTATATGGAGACCGAACTGGACCCAGAAGACCCTGATGTGCAGTCAATCGTTCCCAAAATGAAGCGCGGCGATCTGGACAAGATGTCGTTTGCTTTTGTGCCAACGCGGCAATCATGGGACGAAAACGGGGCAATCCCGAAGCGGACAATTCAGGACGTTGAGTTGTTTGACGTGGCGATTGTCACGACACCGGCATATGCTGGCACAGAAACTGGCCTCCGCTCGCTTGAAGCGCACCGTGCGGGGCAGGTAAAGTCACAAGCGGCGCGTCGCATGAGAATGAAGGCACGCCAGCCGAGATAGCAGCGGTCTCCCGCTGTTTTGCCCTTTCCGCGCCTTGGGCAAGCGCTGGAGCGAACGTCGTGATGACCGTTCGACATCCCTTAGATGGAGGCCCAGAATGGCTGATATTAAAGACCTGCGGGAGAAGATGGCGAATATCGCCACCGAGGCCCGCAACAAATTGTCCGAAGTCAAGGACGACACCCCCGAAGCCCGCGCATCTGAAATCGAACGCGAGTTCGACGCCATGATGGCAGACCACGACAAGCTGGCCGCAAAGGTTGAGCGTCTTGGCAAGGTTGAAGCTGCACTTCGCGCAGGCGAAGAAATTGACTTTGATCGTCGCCCAACTTTTGAGAACCGCTCGGCACCTGCCGTTGATAACGGTTTGACAATGGACTACCGCGCTGCATTCGCTGAGATGATTGCAAACGGCGGCGAAGGCTATGTTGACCAAGAAGTGCGTAATGTTCTGAAAGAACACCGCGTCCAGACTGGCGGCACAACCACTGCTGGCGGCTTCACTGTTCCAACAGAACTGGCCACATTCATTGACAAGGCGATGATTGCAACCGGCCCGATGTATCGTTCGGACCTGTTCACAGTCATCAACTCTGCCGATGGCCGTCCGTTCAACATCCCAACCATTGATGACACGGCTGTCACGGCTGTTGCGCATACCGAAGGCACCCAGCCAACGGATGACGGCGGCAAAGACGCGACATTCGGTCAGAAGTCTGTCAGCGCGTATGCATTCGATTCCGAGTGGATTCGCTGGTCGGCTGAGTTGAACGCAGATAGCGTGTTGAACATGGAAAGCCTGCTTGGTGAGCTGGTTGGTGAGCGTCTGGGCCGCATTGCAAACAGCAAGCTGACAACCGGTTCCGGTTCGTCTGATGTTGAAGGCATTGTGACCAACTCTGCACTGGGCAAAACTGCCGCTGCGACCGCCGCAATCACAGCCGATGAAATCATCGACTTGATCCACTCGGTTGATCCTGCTTATCGCTCTGCATCCAACGTCGCTATCATGATGAATGACAGCACGCTGGCAGCCGTTCGCAAGCTGAAGGATGGTCAGGGCAACTACCTCTGGCAGATGGGCAACTATCAGGCCGGCATCCCGCAGAACATTCTTGGCTACAACGTCGTTGTAAACCAAGCAATGGACAGCCTTGCAGCAGCCAAAAAGGTCATGCTGTTCGGTGATATGTCGAAGTTCTATGTCCGCAAGGTTGGCGCACCGTCTCTGTACGTCGCCCGCGAACGCTTTGCGCCTGACTTCGGCATCCTTGGCTATATCCGTTTCGACGGTGTTCTGGTCAACACCGCTGCAATCAAGCACCTGATTACAGCTGCCTAAGATAACGGGGCGGGGCTTCGGTCCCGCCTCTCACTTTGATGGAGGCTTGCATGGCCAAGGTTAAACTACTCACTTCGATGGCTGGCATCGACTTTTCGCACAATCAGGGCGACGTGATTGATTGCAGTGATGCAGAGGCCCAGCGTTACGTTGCGGCTGGTATTGCCGAGGCGATCAGCGCACCGATTGAACGTGCGGTAAAGCCTTCAAAAACAGAAAAAGCGGTGCGCAAGTAAATGGCAACCCGTTTGCAACCCACAGAAGCGCTTGAGCTTGTGACAGCGCCAACGGCCATGCCGGTTTCGCTGGCAGAGGCCAAG